TGGTTTCGGTAGAAGAAATAGGCTATATCAAATGGTTGTTGTCGCAGAACCCGAAAAATAGCTTAAAGGACAAATTACAAGCCCACATAGACAGATGCAACTAAGAGATTACCAAGAGCGATTCGTTCGCAATATTGCTGAATCACTCGCCAAAAATAAACGCGTTATCGCGCAGCTTGCAACCGGAGGAGGAAAGACCGTTACATTTAGCGCGATTAGTAAACGCTTCAATGAAAAATCAGGTCAGCGCGTTCTGATCCTTGTTCACCGGATTGAATTACTTGATCAGGCCGCACGAACAATAAAAAGAAATACCGGACTTGAAGCGGTAAAAATCGTTGCAGGTATGAAGTCAATACCGGATGCACAGGTTTATGTTGCGATGGTTGAAACAACATACCGCAGACTCGATAAGCTACCTGAGTTTGGGCTGATCATAATTGATGAAGCGCATATCGGAAACTTTACTAAACTAATCGAGCATTATTCAAATAAATACATCATTGGATTCACTGCAACGCCAATAGCATCAAAGAAAGACAAGCCTCTTAAAAACTACTTTAACGATATTGTTTGCGGTGTTTCAATCGGGGAACTTATCGAGCAGGGGCATCTTTGCAATGCGGTTACGTTCGGGGTAAAACAGGAAATTGACCGCTCAAAATTAAAAATGGTAAAAGGTGATTTCGATATTCAGCAAATGGCTCAAATGATGAGTGCAAATAAATATATCGAATCAGTCATTGAATCATATTCGAAACTGGCACCCGGAAAAAAAACACTGGTATTTAACTGCAACGTAGAACACTCAATACTTGTCAATGCCGCACTTGTCAAGGCAGGGCTGAACTCCCGGCACATGGATGGTGAAATGCAGCCCGCTCAACGCAAAGAAATACTCGATTGGTTCAATGATACACCAGATGCTATCCTTTGCAATATCGGTATAGCCACCACCGGATTTGATCAACCAGATGTTGAATGTATCATTGTCAACCGTGCCACCGCTTCAATGCCACTATGGCTGCAAATGTGCGGCAGAGGGTCAAGGCCTACACCTGATAAATCAGAATTTACCATTATCGACATGGGAGGCAATGCAACCACTCATGGCAAATGGGAGGCTCAACGTGACTGGGTTAATTTATTTATTAATCCTGAAAAGAAAAAGGATGGAGTGGCACCAACTAAGCAATGCCCGGAATGTGAATGTATTGTTCACGCTCGCGTTAAAGTTTGCGATAATTGCGGTTATGAATGGCAGGCAAAAGAAATAGTTGAACTTGAACCTGCTTTAATTGTCGCGCTTTCAGAAGATATCAATATTGATATTTATATCGAAATGCAACGCGAAAGAAATTACAGAGAATATTTTGGGCTGATCAAATCATTAGAAAGGTTTTCTAATATTGCATTAAACAAGATCAGTTTTTTACACCCCCAAACAAAACAAGTAATAACTGAACAAGCTGAGTCAATCGCCAAAAGATGGAGTAAAAAAGTAGGCCACAAGACTACTCACTCAGCTTTATTTGTAACACGCAAATTCATTAAAGAACAATTCGCAAAACACCCAACATGGAAAAAATCTTCATCTCTCAGTACGCAAATGTAAAAGATAGTCAAGCGCAAGAAGTTGAACTGCATGACTTTTTACGCGATGTTAAAAATGGAACATGGCAAGACCGCGTTCTATACATTCGCACAATTCAAGATAAAAAACTTCGGTCAGCAGAAAAACAAAAATGCCCACTGGTAACAATATCCGGTTCATTCCATGAGCGCAAAGATGCAGCAATCCGCAAGCACTCAGGATTTATCGCCATTGACATTGACGATATACCCAACGCTGAAACGGCTAAAGATCTGTTTGCAAATGATCCATACGTTTATGCCGCGTTTGTTTCAATATCCGGTAACGGTCTATGCTTACTTATGCGGATTGATCCTACCAGACATGCCGATGCTTTCCTCGCTATTGAATCTTACATCTATGAACAATATCAGCAGATAGTTGACCAATCAGGAAAGAACGTAAGCCGGGCAAGGTTCATCAGCTATGATCCCAATATCTACATTAACGAAAAGGCACAGGTATTTAAAAAGTATCTGAAAAAGGAAACCAAAAAACAACCGCCTAAAATCGTATTTGTTCAGAATGATTTTGACCGCATCGTTAACGAGATGGTGCAGCGTGGGGTTAACATCTGTGAACAATACTCCGAATGGTTAACTGCCGGGTTTGCATTGGTTCGCCAATTCGGTGAACTTGGCAGGCATTACTTTCATAGTCTTTCCGCGCTTAGTTCAAAGTATAACGCAGCAGATACAGACAGGCTTTATGATAATTGCATCAAAGCGGCAGCAGCACGCAATGACAATAAGGCAACCATCGCATCAATTTACTACCATGCCAAACAAGCCGGCATCGAGATTTACTCTGAAAAAACAAAACAGATAATCCGATCCGCAGCATCGCAGCGTAAGTCAGGGGTTGGTAAAAAAGATATTGAAAAATCACTGCATGAATTTTCAAACATATCACCGGATGAATCCGCACCAATTATTGATCAGGTTATTGGCAATGATATCAAGTACAAGTCAGATAATATCATTGATGACATAGTGCAATTCTTAAAGCCATACAAGCTGAGAAAAAACCTGATCACCCGCAACATCGAATGGAAAAGCAAGCCGATTGATGATTCGGATATCAATTCAATTTTTTTAGATGCCAAAATTGCATTCGAGCAATGCACAAAGGAACTGATATGCTCGGTACTATTCAGCAACCGGATTGAAGCATACAACCCCATCCATCAATTTTTCACTGGCAGAAATGAGCCACAGGATCACTGCCCTAATCTGATGCTTCTGCTTGAATCAATCATAACAGATACACCCAATCATGACAAGTGGATTACTAAATGGCTGGTCTCTGCGGTTGCTTCGGCATACGGCAAACACAGTCCGCTTGTTCTGGTGCTTTGCGGTGAAGTTCAGGGAACGGGAAAAACGCACTGGTTCAGGTATCTTCTACCGCAATCCCTCCAATCCCTTTTCGCTGAATCCAAAATGGATTCGGGAAAGGATGACGAAATCCTGATGACAAAGAAATGGATCATACTTGATGACGAATACGGGGGCAAATCAAAAAGGGAAGAGAAAAAGCTGAAAGAAATAACATCAAAGCAATGGATTAATGTTCGTGAACCTTATGGCCGCGTTTCCGTCGATTTAAAGCGTTTATCTGTTTTCTGTGGTACAAGTAACGAAACGCAGATATTAAATGATCCTACGGGCAACAGACGCATAATCCCGCTGCATGTACTGGATATCGACAAGGACAAATATAACCAATGCAACAAGGAGGCACTTTGGGTTGAATTACACGCATTATATCAGGCCGGGTATGATTACACCGTACTGGCTGAGGAAATAAACCAACTGAACGCAAATACGGAAGATTTCAAACAGTCATCACCTGAGGAAGAATTGATCGCGTACAAATTGGCTCCTGAAGGATTCCTGCCCGAATGGCTCAATATTACCCAGATCATTCAATACTTGATCGCAGATACTAAGTACAACACCCTATCCAATACCCGGCTCGGAATAATACTGAGCAAACTCGGATTCGAGAAAAAGCGCATGAAGATGGGCGGCACGGTAGTAACAGGTTATAAAGTAAACAAGCTGACCAATGGCAACCCGAACCCCTTTTCATAGCGTTGCAGGTTGCATGGTAGTTGCAGCCAGTAAAAAATCAGGATGCAACCACTCAAACCCTACTCTACCAAGCTATTTACTATACTGTTGCAACCTTATATTAAAATATCGTATTAAACCATATAGCATACATACACATACATACATACATACACATACGCATGTATTTTGTGTTTTTAAATATATTATCTTGGTACTATCGAAAATGTTATTTTTTAGCTGCAACGGTGCAACTAATCACCTGAAGCCCTACATAGACAAAGGATTCAGCAGTTGCAGCCTATTTCATAACCCTGCAACTATTTCTGAAATATGACCGAAATTCAACTGCAAAGTTCAGCATTTTTAAACCTGTGGAATAAACGGCCAGAATTGCGCGGTCGGGTGTTTGCCATCAACAATAACAGCCAAAACGCAATTAAAGGGGCAATGAATAGATCGATGGGAGTAATTGCCGGTGTTGCTGATATGGCTTATCTTATTCAGGGTTCAATAGTATGGATCGAATGGAAAACCGATACAGGCAGGCAGTCACCGGAGCAAAAATCATTCGAGCAATTAGTAACGCGTCTGGGCATGAGGTATTATATCGTTCGTTCTGAGGTTGAATTTTTGGAAGTGATCAATTATTTCATTTAACTTTGTCAAGTTATGCCACTACCTACTCCAAATTCAGGCGAATCAGAAGATGACTTACTAAGTCGGTGCATGGGCGATAGTAAGACTGCCGATGAGTTCCCGGATGAGTCGCAGCGTTACGCGGTGTGCATTGCGCAGATTGAACAGGCTGACAAGGCTAAATTCGTTAAGGATATTATGAAACTGATGTATAAGCATTAACGTATAGTGAGCATGGCACATCCCGGAGGCAGACCAACATCATACAGACCTGAATATTGTCAGATGCTTATTGATCACATGGAAGAGGGTCTTTCATTTGAATCTTTTGCAGGCGTGATAG